CTATAATTGTAACTTATATTACAAGTACTAATTACGCACCAGAAACAAAAGTTAACGCACCGTCGATAGCGAAAGTAACGTTTGCCTTTGCAACGTCGTCGAATGAAGTGTCGATACCGAATGAAGAAACAAAAGTCTTCATAGTAACGTACTCAACGTTTGAACCGTCGATCCACTTGATAGTAACGTACTGAGTAGCACCAGAAACTGCTGCTGCTTGTAATGCAAGGTGCTCAGTGTTTCTTGGAGCCCAGTAAAGAACTGTGTCCAATTGTCCAGCGTCAAGCTGTCCACGTAGCTTACCTTTGTAAGTTGCACCAAACTCAGGAACATCGATGATGTTAGCTTCGTTTGCAATTGATCCGATTTCAGCAATTAGAGTTACCTTGTCGTGGTCTGCACCAGTCAAGAATACTTCCATTGCAGTAGCGTCTGCTGAGCCTGAAGCATCAGTAGTACCAACGTATAGCTCGGAAAAGCTTGATACGAATTTATTTGATAAAGCTGCCATATTATTCTCCTGTTAGATTATGGTTTATTAAAAAGTTTTTTAGTTTAGTCGTAATAGTCATATATAAAGTCGAGGTCGTAAACTAGATACCCGTCTTCATTTTTAGATATTGATCGTAAAGATCCTTCACCTATGAACAACGTACCACCAATTTCTCCTGTTGAGAATCTAGCATCAGAAGATGCAGATCCAGAAGTCATACCCATACGCAAGTTAATAGCATCAGCTATAAGTCTAGCATTACGAGTACTTTGGTTCTCACCTTCAGGAACATTGATACGGAACTTCAATACACCAGAAGCTTTACCTGATCGTTGACCAAATGTAGTATTTGCGTGTCCTGCATCCTCAATAAATAAAACAACATAGTTGTCTGAATTGGGTTGCTGGAAAGATGTACCATTGCGGTATATCCTAGCAGTACTATTAAGCTCATAGACACCTGCAGTATTAGCAGATGCTGCATTGATAGTCATTCCTTCAATTATCTCTATTTGTGTCCCACCAGTTTCTGATGTTAACGAATAAGGATGTTTCCTTGAGTTGACCGTTGTATTGAAGAGTCTCTCCTCAATAATCATTCGAGTTGATTCAAATGTATTTTTCATATTATCTCCTTCGTGATCTCACTGCAGCCAGTGCAGGTAATGTAATACCCACAGGGGCTTGTTTTGATTTCCCGTCTTCCAAATCTCCTATATAGTTAAGACCATTCGCAATCCATACGGTTGGAAAGGCATTAACATCTAGGTCGTTCGAAAATTGAGGAGTGGTTGATGAGGTAGTTTTAAAGTCTGGATTCTGCGTAGAGATTGTCCAGTTTGCTCTTGCTCTACCTGTCTTTACTGGTGTCTTTATAATTACTTCTCTGAATACATCAAAGGCATAAGCTTTATACTCTAATGCACTCTGGGCTTTGATATCCGTAGATACCACTTTCCCTAAGTTTGTTAAAGCAATCTTCTTAGCCATTATTTTCTCCCGAGAACTATTTCATATACACTGTCTGCAGGGTTCAACTTAAAAGTTGAAACATTCCAGACTTGACCACCTAGTACAAACTCTAATCCAGGTCTCATTTCAAAAGTAATGTTTGAAGCCATAACAACGACATCTAGAAGAATGCTAAAAGCACTTTCTTGAAGTTCGTCACTTCTGGTTGTCAAAGGTATACCATTGAATGTGTAATCTGTTGATGATGAGGTAGACTCATGATCTCCAGTTATTGGATTGTAGTTGGTTTCTACGTAAGTTTTGTCAGTGTAAGTGAATTGTTTATAAAGTCCACTTTTAGTCAATATCTTTTCTACTTTACTTAACTCTTTAGTTATAGTAGAGTTAATAGACATATTATTTCCTCACGATCTTAATGGTTTTAGCACCCACCATTGAAGGATCACCTTCTGTGATAGAGTCGAGGAAGTCTTTAATTAAGACATACACACTTTGTGGCATATCTGTAATTGTTTCGTTTTCCTCTCTAAAACTCATACTTAAAGATCCTAGAGTCAGGCTTTCAAGTTGATCATTAGATGCAGCGTCAAGGCTCTTACCACTATCTGCTCTTGCGATTAGATAATGTGCAAGCTCTGCCGTTGCATGTTTGATCTCTTCAGGAATAGCGTCAGACGGAAGATACTGTATAGAATATACGTTATCTAAGTCATCAAAAATTCCTTCCTTATTCCATTGTCTGTGAGCAGACAGACGGTTAGGTACATACTTACGTGGCCATGCGTTAGCTTGACTATAAGATATGGGATTACCCAACCAGTCTTGTCTGTTTAAAATGTCTGTAGCGTGAAATAGAGCTGAAGTTCTGGTATCTTCGTCTGCACTTCTCCAAAGAGAGTTATTCAACCTGCGACCGTGATAAGCGTCAGCGTCAGTTAAACCGCAAAGTGTATTAACACCCACAGTTGTGTCGTCAACGTATTCCACCATAGCACCGATTGTATATTTAGACATCAGATACCTCCTTTATGATTATTATATAATTATACTAATGAACCCTTAACAAGACCAAGCTCTGAGAAATGAGCAAGACCAACGTACCACTTAACACGAGTGATTTCGTTGTCTGAATCTTCTCTAGCACCTAAGTTTTGAACTTGGATACCAGCTGAGTTCTTAGCAGTAAGACCTGAGATACCGTGTGACAATGAACCATCGTCAAGAGTACCAACAAAGATTGGAGCGTTGTTTACAACTGAATCAGTATCAGCGTCATCGAAGTCTACGATGAAGTCGTTACGGTAGATTGGAACACCACGGTATGACTGGATTGAAGAAACAGCACCTGAGCTGCTCTTAACGTCCATCATGTCAAAACCAGTACCAGCAGCACGGAATGCAGCAGTAATTAGTCTAACACCACGTGAGTTAGTCATAATGTAGTCAACCATTCCGTCTTTGTCTAAACATGCATCGATAAGGATGTCAAGCTTTCCAAGAACGTCAGTTGAATCTAGAGCTAGAGTTGGAGTAACTGCAGTCATTTCGTCAAGACCGTCAAATCCAGTAGCACCGTCAGTTGCGTCAGTTGCAACAGTACCGTTGATCATAAGATCCATGAATTTACGTCCAACACCTTTTGCTTTAGCTGCAACTTGTACTGCAGTAGCGTCCATCATGTCGCTT